TTTGGTTTGTTGGTGTGGTTGAAGACAGAATGGATCCAGAAAAATTAGGTAGAGTGAGAGTTAGGTGTCTTGGACATCACTCTCCACATACTATAGATATACCCACGGAACATTTATCGTGGTCAACAGTAATGGCCCCAACCACAAATCCTAGCATGGATGGTCTTGGTTCAACACCACCATTCCTTGTTGAAGGGTCTTGGGTTACTGGATTTTTTCTTGATCAATTTAAACAAGATTCTATTATAGTTGGTTCACTCCCAGGCTTTAATGAAACATTAAAATCAACAGATCCTGAATTATTAAAGGCAGAAGGGTTTCGTGATCCTAATGGCGCATATCCTAGAAATGTTGAACCTGATACTAATAAACTAGCAAGAGGTGTAAATGCTGAATTTCACGATTCACTTATAACTCGTAGAACTAATAGAATAACTGATATACCAAAATCAACAAAACCACAATTATCCACTGTTGAATCTATGCCAGATGACCCAAGAACAACTTGGGATGAATTAAATCCAAAATCAAATACATATGCAAAATACCCATTTAATCATGTGACTGAATCGGAATCTGGACATGTATCAGAGATAGATGATACTCCAGGCGGCGAAAGATTAATGACATATCATCGGACAGGGACATTTGATGAAATTCATCCAGATGGATCTAAAGTAACTAAAATTGTTGGTTCTGAATATGAAATAACACTCAAAGATAGAAATGTTTTAATTGAAGGTGCTTGTAATATAACTATATCTGGTTCATGTAGACAATTAATTAAGGGTGATTATATCCTTGAAGTTGAAGGTAATTACACAGAAAAAATTCATAAAAATCATTATGTAAAAATTGGTGCAGGAGAACAAGGTGGTAATGAAGCATATGAAATATTAGGCAATAGAACTGGTAATATTTCAGGTGGTGATAATCTTAGAATTGCATTGGACACAGAATATATCTGTAATGGTAGTTATAACCATCAAGTTAATGGAACATATGATCAAACTTATATGAAGGATTTTACAATTACTTCACTTGGTACACTCACATTCCAAGCAAGTAATAATGTTTCTATTACTGCATTATCTGGTGATTGTACTGTTAAAGCTGGTAATAAGATGAATCTTAGATCAGACCAATCATTTGATATGCATTCAGAATCAGCAAACTTAACCATTACAACAGCTTTAACTCAGGACTATACTGCTGGTGGAGATATAACTATGCTTGCTCCTAATATTAACTTAAACTAGGATTAACAAATGCCTTGTGGAATAGATTTAGACTTTACATCACTAAAAGATAAACTATTAGATATGAAAAGTTCTGCTGTATCAGAACTTAATTCTACAGTTGCGGCCGCAAGAGCTGCAGCAGAATCTAAAATAACTGAATTTGAATCTACTATAAGAGGTTGGGTTTCGGAAATACAACCTCCATTACCGCCTGGTATTTCTATGGAGTTAGATATAGTAGTTCTTGCTAATTTTGCCTATCTTGCATATCAAAACCCAACAGAAGCTAGATCAGCAGCTTTATCAAAATTAAGATCAACATTTCTAGAAAAATATGGAGAAGCATTATCTAAATCTGGAGTAAATTTAGATAGTCTTATTGAAGGTTTAAATTCTGGTATTGATCCATGTTCATTACTTCCTAATATTGTTACTGATTCACTAGGCAATGTTATTGAACAAGTAAAGAAACCTTTATATGCTAAAGTAGATGGATCTGCAGAATTATTATCAGTTGAAACTGAAGTGATGAAAACTCTTAGATCTAAAATTGGGTCTGATATTGGATCAATTTCCACTTCCACATCTATTATGGAATCTAAATTATCAGAATTACCTGTTATATCTAATGTTAAAGATTCTGTATCTAAAGCTATAGACATAACAGAATATTATTCTGCAGTAGAAAAAGTTGAAATTATAGATCTTGAGATGGAATCATTAATATCATCAGGCCCAACTACATTTAAAGCGGAATTGGAGAGCATAAGACAAAATGTATAATTATAATATAGATGTTATTAGAGTTATTGATGGTGATACAATTGATTGTTTTATTGATCTTGGATTTAATGTTTCAATAAAATCTAGGATACGATTACACGGTATTAATACACCTGAGACTAGAACTAAAAATATAAAAGAGAAACATTATGGTATAGAAGCTAAATTAAAATTAATTAAGTTACTAGAAGAAAATGAAGTTACAATGATATCCCATGGGATTGGTAAGTTTGGTAGAGTTCTTGGTGTGTTATATGTTGATGATGTTAATATCAATGAAATTTTAGTTAAAGAAGGATATGCCATTGAATATAGTGGTGGCAAGAAAATGGAAATAGACGAATTATTAGAACATTTAGACAAGGTAAAGGAAAATGCCAGAAGTAGCTAGAAAGGATAGTGTAGATAGTGTTGCATCTCCAGATGGTTCTGGGTCTGGTTGTGGTTCACCAACAACACAATCAACTGATATAGGATCTGGAGATGTATTTTGTAATGGTATTGGTGTTGTAAGGGAAGGGGATGCTATGATATCACATCCTGGCCCTGGCTGTCCACCTCATGCACCAACATTATCAACATATTCTTCTACCGTATTTATAAATGGTAAAGGGTGTGGTCGGTTAGGTGATGAATATAGTGCTCATATTATAACTTCTGGTTCTGGCAATGTATTTGCTGGTGGTTAATCCTTATAAATAATAGTATAATTAATTTAATAGTAAAGATATGGCAATCCAGACATCCGCACATATAGATGCACAAGGAACTAATATATCCGACAAAACTGTTCGGGTATGGAAAGATCTCAATTTAAATTTTACCAAACATCCATTAACTGATGATGTTAATAGAGTTTATGATGTTGAATCAATTAAAAGATCTTTAAAAAACCTTATGTTAACCAATTATGGAGAAAGACCATTTCAACCGTGGTTGGGATCTAATATACAAGCATTACTTTTTGAGCAAATGGATCCATTAACAATTTCTATGTTAAGAGATCAAATAGAAATGTTAATTGAAAATTTTGAACCTAGAGTTCAAATTATAAATCTTGAAGTTAATGGTATGGACGATAATCAACTTAGGGTTTCACTAAATTTTAAAATTAATAATATAAACACTAATATAATACATTTATTCTCAACAATATTGAGAAGGATTAAATAAATGGCTTCAACTACAGAAAAAGATTTTTTCCAAATAAAAGAAAATCTAAAAAGTTATATGAGAGGACAGTCAGAATTCGCTGACTATGATTTTGATGGATCTGCAATGTCAACATTACTTGATGTATTGGCACATAATACACATTATAATGCTATTACTGCTAAAATGAGTGTTAATGAAATGTTTCTTGATACATCTCAATTAAGAAGTAATATTGTTTCTCATGCAAAAATTCTTGGATACACACCTAAATCAGTTACATCAGCAATGACATCAGTTACGATCACTGGTAATGTAACTGGTATGAGTAATATAACAATACCTAGAGGTACAAAATTTAATTCTAATGATAGTACTTATAAATTTGTTACATTAAAAGATTATAATATTAATGTTGATAATGGAGTTATAAATGCAACATTAGAAGTTCATGAGGGTAAATTATTAAGTAATTCTTTCACTGTTACAAACTCCGAGCAGATATTTCAGATACCAAATAAATCTTGTGATACAGACACACTTAGAGTTACTGTTGCAGAGTCAGCTGGTTCAACTAATATAACAACATATACATTCGCTTCTAGTTTAATAGATACATTAGATACTGAAACATTATATTATGTTCAAGAAGGATATGATGAACATTTTGATATATATTTTGGTGATGATATAATTGGTAAAAAATTAGATATTAATAATGTTATAAATATTGAATATTTAAAAAGCTCTGGACTTGATGGAAATAATATATCAAAATTTACATTGGGATCTTCAATTACAGGATTGTCTAACCCAGTTATATCAGTTGATAATAAAACAACAGGTGGAGCAAATATTGAATCTCTCGAATCAATTAAAATTAATGCACCATATTTATACACCGCACAAAATAGAACTGTAACACCAAATGATTATAAATCTATATTGACTCAGAATTTCTCTGATATAATTGATGATATATCAATATGGGGTGGAGAAACTGCAAATCCACCAATATACGGTAAGGTATTTCTTTCTGTTAAGCCTAAAAATGGATCCGCAAATCTTACAGGACTTGAAAAATCATCTATTATACAAAATCTAGACAATTTTAAATTATCTTCAATATTACCAGAATTTGTTGATCCTACATACATATATGTAACTTTAATGGTAGATTATATATTCAATCCACTTTTAACAAAACTAACTGAAACTGAATTATCTTCATTAATTTCTAGTTCTATAAATGATTATAATGATAATACTTTATCAAAATTTAATAGTGTATATTATAATTCAGATATAACAACTTTAACTAAAAATATAGATCCATCTATATTATCAGTTACTACTAAGAATGTTGTAAAAAAACATGTTGATATTATACTCTCTATTATCAATAATTATTCTATTTCATTTAATAGTGGAATATACCATCCACACACTCTCCATCAAACTAGAGAACTTACAGGTGTAGTAACAACCAATTCATTTAAACTTGTTGGTTCTGATACTATATATTTTTTAGAAGATGATGGGGATGGTAATATACAAATGTATTATAAATCGAATACAGGGGAAAAACTTAAAGCCTCTGGTTATAATGGTACAGTTGATTATACTACAGGTGATATTAAATTTACTACATTAAATATATCAGAGATAATAGATTCAGATTACTTAGAAGTTTCAACTCAACTTGATTCATTTGATATTGTACCAATAAGAAATGATATTATTTCTATTGAAAAAATTGATATTAATGGAATACAACATATAGATAAACCTGGCAATTATTTAACTGATATAAATTATAAAACAGTACCATCGAGGTTATAATGAGTTCAAATTTCCCAGAATATATAAACTCTGAATTTCCAGAATTTGTAAAATTTATAGATTATTATTTTGAATTTATGAGCTCAGTTGAGCTCATTCATTCTAGTAATGTTGATTTCTCTATTGGAGAAATTATTACATCTGGGATGGGTTATACATCTAAAGTAGTTGGTGTTGATAATACTAATAATAAGATATTTATAACTTCACAAAATAAATTTAAAATTGACGAAACTATAATTGGAGAGAATAATAATTCAACAACTATAGTTTCATATAAACCTAATTCTGTATTAACTATTTCAGAATTATTAGAATATAGAGATCCTGATACAACATTAGATACTTTATTTAAGAGTTTTCGTGCTGATTTTATGGTTATAATGCCAGAAAAATTACCCCAGAGTATTAATAAATCTACTGTTATAAAGAAAATTAGAGATTTATATAAAGAAAAAGGAACTACAAAATCTTTTAAACTTTTATTTAAACTTTTATTTAATGAATATGTTGAGATAAAATATCCAGCATACCAAATGTTAAGAGCATCTGATGGAGAATGGGTTTCTAAATATTCATTTATAGCAAATGTTGATAGTGGTTCGCCTATTGATCTATTAGGACAAACTATTAAGATAATAGAGCTTGGATTAAATCCTAAAACATATGATCTTGTAGTTTCTTATGTTAAAAGATTAAATTTAACTCAGTGTGAAATATATATTGAAAATAAACCAGACAGTAGTATTGTAGATGCATCATTTATAGTTGGCCCAGATGGTTTTATGGGGACTGTAGAATCTGGTTCTATAGATAGTAGTGGTTCTACTTATAATTTATTACTAGAAGATAATTCCGGTGAATTAATATTTGAAGATGGTTCTGGTATAATATATCAAGAATCATCTTCAGAAAATCTTATTCAACATGTTGGCCAATATAAAAATAATAAAGGGTTTTTATCCGATTCTAATTTTCTCCAGAATAATTATTATCAATTATTCTCTTATACTGTAGAATCAAATATACCATCAACAAAATATAAAAACATAGTTAAAAATGCACTTCATCCTGCGGGTCTTATTGCATTTGATGAAATGATTATATCAAATATTATATCAATTTCTGATGCACTTAGAATTATTAAAACTAAATTACTTCGTGAATTTAATGAGGGTGTAGATACTTCTACACTTTTAGAAAACTTTATTTCAAAAGTTTTATCTGATGTGACATCTGCAACTGAACAGATTAGTTCTGATATAAATAAGGTAAATAGTGGTGATTCATTTTCATACAGTGATGCACAATACCTAGATTTAAACCCATACGCAACCGCATATTTTGTGGTTCCACCAAATGGATCAGACGCATATACAGACTCAAGGATATAACAATATGATTAATAAAGAAGAATTAAAGACTAACGGTAAAGTTAATATAACAGTTATTTCCTCAAATGGGGACATCAAAGATACTAGAGATATTGATAATTTGGTAGTCACTACTGGTAGAAATTGGATAGCATCTAGACTTGTGGGAACTCCAGATTTAATGTCACATCTAGCAACAGGTACAGATAATACTACACAGGTATTAACTGATACCACACTTGGTACAGAATTGTCAAGGGTAGTATTAACATCATCTACAATTCTCAATAATACTGCAACATATACCGCAACATTTGCAGCTGGTGTATCAACTGGTGCAATTGTAGAGGCTGGTGTATTTAATGATGTAACTACAGGTGATATGTTATGTAGAACAACATTTCCTGTAGTTAATTTAGCGTCTGCAGATTCTATGAATATTACTTGGACAATTACAATATCTTAGAATTATGTCAAATGCAAAGATAACACCTTCATTTCATTATCAGATAGCAAAATCTGTATATGATGATATTGCAACAAATACTGGACATTACCATTATTTTGTATCTAATACTGAGCCTTGGACTGATATTGATAATGTCCCTGAGTATTCTGTTACCAATAAAGAAGAAGTTAATATTAGATCCAATATTATATTAACAAAACGTATTGATATTGGTAATATAGCTTATGTTATTAAAGACAGACAATATACAGTCAATACTGTATACACAATGTATGATGATATTGTTGATATTGTTGATAAAAATTTCTATGTTGTGGTGAATGATAATATATATAAATGCATTTATAACAATAATAATGGAATTTCAACCATATCACCATCAGGAACAGAATCTTTTAATCAAGAATTGTCTGATGGTTATATATGGAAATATATGGCAACAATTCCTTTGGGGTTTTCTAATAAATTTGCTGGTTCTGGAATGGTGCCTATTACAAGAAAAATTTATAACCCAAGATATGCCTCTGGTAATATAACTCCATCAGATATTTCTATAATATCGAATGGAACCGCATATGATTCACAATCATATGCAGTAATTACTGGTGATGGAATTGATGGAGCAGCTGAATTTGGATTAGATTCAAATGGCGCTGTCACTTCTATAACACTAACTAATCAAGGTTCTGGATATACTTATGCAAACCTTGATATTGTTCATGGTTCTGGTGATCCAGGCTCTGGTGCTGAATTTAAAATTATTATTGGTAACTATGGAAATTTAGACACAAATCAAGCTTCTACAGAAGCTGCCGCTGTAGATGGATCTTTATCTTCTATTATAATAGAAAATGGTGGATCTGGTTATAATACAACTTCTAATGTTACAGCAACAATATCTGGTGACGGAACAAATGCAGAAATTCAATTAACCATAGTAGATGGAGTTATAACTAACGCTTTAATCCCTTTTGCTAATTATGGTTCTGGATATACAAATGCTACATGTACTATAACAGATTCGTCTTTGATTCCTGGCACAGGAGCAATAATAAGAGTTATATTATCACCAATTGGTGGTCATGGTTATGATATACCGCGTGAATTATTTGCATCAAACCTCTGTTTATTTACATCTCTTGATGATGATGTGAATCATGGAATCGATGTTGATAATAGTTACAACCAAACCGGATTAATAAAAGATGTTAATAAATTTGGACTTGATAGTTGGTATACAGAACAAAAAGGTTCTACTTGTTATTTAATATCAGCATCTTCTATTGATAGTAGTGTAACAAATAATACATATGTATATTCATCTTCTGGTAAATATCGTGTTATATCATTAAGTGGAACTAGTATATTACTACAACCCTATGGACATAATGTTAGTCCTTCTGTGTCAACTTATTACAGTGATGTTAATTTAAATAATATACTTTTTATATTAGATTCAATTACAGAGATACCAGATATTAACAAATATTCTGGTGATTTACTATTAGCAGAAAACAGAATGACGTTTTCAATCACTACTGATCCTGATATAGGAAATCAAGGTGTTAAATTTAAAACATTTATATCTTTCTGATATAAATAATATAAAAAGAGATTAACTATGACATATAACTTTAATACTGAACCATATTTTGATGATTTTGATGAATTAAATAATTATCTTAAAGTATTATTTAGGCCTGGGTATGCTGTTCAGGCAAGAGAATTAACACAACTCCAAACAATATTACAGAATCAAAGCAATTCAATAGCTAAACACCTATTTAAATCGGGAACATCTATTATAGATGGTAGATTAGACTATCAACCTAAATCATCATATGTAAAAATATTATCTCCGGGCAATTATACTTTATCGGATTTAAAGTCTGGAGTTTTTACTGGACAAACTTCAGGTGTTAAAGGTATAATTTTTTATTATGATGCACCAAATTCTACATATACTGACTCTGTTATTTATGTTAAGTATGTTTCTGGTGGAGTTAATGATGCGACTACATTTCAAGCAAATGAAAATTTAGTTTCCGCCGATTCCAATATAACCTTAACTACTCAAGATGATGCATCAGGTAATGTGGTTATTGGTGAAGGTTCATTAATTTCTATATCTAATGGTATATATTATGTTGACGGGTATTTTATTACTATAAATGAAGAAACTCTGGTACTAGATAGATATAATACAGAGCCTAGTTATATTGTTGGTTTAAAATGGACTAATGATATTATAACTTCAAATGAAGATACATCTTTAAATGATAATGCTACAGGATCACCAAACTATGCGGCTCCAGGCGCACATCGTTATAAAATATCTGGATCATTAGGTAAATTTAATTTTACTGATACCACTGATAAACCTAATTTTATAAAATTATGGTCAGTCGAAGATGGTTTTACTGTATCCTATGAGGATAAAACCGATTATAACCAGATAGAAGATTTTATAGCGCAAAGAACATATGAAGAAT